TTGTTTATGCTTCGTCTGAAAAATAGATATTGTCTTTAAATGCTCGTGGAAATACTTGCATTGATACGATTTGTTGAGGCTTGTAGCCTTCATATTTTTCAGGGTGTTTGGTGCGAACTTCGCAAAGGCGCGTTTCGGTTTCGCTACGGATAA